TTTCTACTTGTGCTATTGTCGAAATCAGCCGCTTTTAATCCCTGCCATTCCTTTGATGTGATTGGCCCCGTAATTAATTTGTTATCGTTGCGGTTCCAAAATGTCTCAGGTAAGAATCGATCAAAGTCAGAAGGGATAATTGTTGAGGTTTGCGTTTCCGTTGCAACGGATGTGAAAGTTTGCTCCTTAGTCAACATCTGCCAAGCAAATGACTTCATAATCATATTGCCGACTTTATCCACATATCTAATCAGCTTTAACACCTCTGGATTAGCGTTGCTGATTCCCGTTGCAGGTTGAGCAATACCAATCTCATCGGCTACGTCTTGCAATATCGTCAAGAATGACATTATAATTTAATCCTTTTTAGGCTTTCGGTATCCCGCTTTTTCTTTGCTCTCGTACCATGAACTTCCGATTTTCTCACCTGCTTTAAATAATTTCTGTTCAATGGTTCCCTTGTTATTTTTAAATCTCCAACTATCATGTTTTTCTGATTCTATTGTTACTGCGCCTGATGCCGCCATAAATATCTCCTAAAGTAAAAGTAGGGGAGCCTATAAAAGCACTCCCCACATTCTTAGTTGCTTCCGATACGAACCGCCTCTTGCTCACGGATTGTTTTATATCCGTAAAGAACATCCAAGCGACATGGGAATTTATCATCAGCAATTGTGTACTGACGAACAACTCTCATTGATATACCGTCCATCACTTCACGGGCTGAGAAGTCCACGCCTTTTGGCATGATGAGATCAGCCGTTGCAAATGCGAAAGCATTTTTACCAAACCCAAGAGATATGCCGTAATCTGCGGCGGCCCCAACTGCTGTTGACCTATCAGACTCAACACACAAAACTGGGGCGTTGTTAGCAGGTACAGCCGTTACGTTCTGCTTGGCTCCTGATGCAACTAACGATGGGGTGATGGTGATAGCAGTCGCAGAGGTTCCAGTGGTAGCCGCTACTGCAAACGGTTTGAGTATGCCAGTGTCAGCCTTAGTTTCAGGATGAACACTGTTAACTCCCGTGAAATATATAACATCACCTTTGACTAATGTCCCTGCGCCTGTGTCAACGGTAATGCTTGATCCGCTTTCACTTGCACCGTTTACAAGGTAGTCACCAGTTCCGTCATCGGTTCCAGTGGTGTGCAATGGCATCAAGGTGTTTTGATAAACGTCCTTATAGCCAAGGAAGTTATTAGCCACCATGCCATTACGGTAATTCTCAGACAATTTTGCAGGGTCATTAAACAAACCCTTGAGAGCATCAACCAGATCAACATTAGCCTGAGTGTTTAAGATCAGACAACGTTCATCACTAGCTAGGGAATCTGTAAGGTCTTTGCTGGAGTTGAGAACATCCGTGATGGACATAGCCGCCCCAATGTCAGAGACTTCTTTTGAAACGTCTTCATACATGGATAAAGCATCACTCTCGATAGCCGCACCCAACACTGACATTGCAGGTTTTAGAATACGGTCAGAGAAATCATCCAAGTCCGTTGTTAGATCAGAAGATAAAAAACTTAGATCAACACCTTTCTGTGTTGCAACTTGCAGGGTTTCGGTGGCTTCAACTGTGTCCTGAGTCGATAAAGCTGATCCAGTACGGACAACATATTCATTAGGTAACCTGATTGATAAACTATCGCCAATCTTTGCGCCACTTTTTGCAAAGCGGTCATCGTATTGTCGATTAATATTGCCTACAAAATTTAACTTTTGATGCAGAATCCGCAATGCTTCACGGGTTACTGCGGTTGGTGTTATTAGTGAATTTGCCATTATGTAATATTCCTTATGAAATTATTATTAACGGGCTATCCCGTTCTTTTTCGTATTTGTGCGTTACGTTTGGCAAGCCAAGCCGCAGATGAATCTTTATCTGTCGGAGTGTTTGACTTGTGCCTTCCACCTTTCCCTTTACGGGTCTGGTTTCAGTTGCAGGAGTTGGTTGTACCTTGCTCCCCTTCTTAACATTCGCCTTCATCTTGTCGTACAACATTGCCTTGTATGCCAGCTCACTAGTAACGGGGTCTGATCTCCAGCTTGCCTCAGCATCTTTCTTTGAACCGCCAAAGGTTTTACAGAAGTATTCGACTACCTCGTTAGCTTTGCTAGTAAAGCCGGGGATGCGTTCATTCAAGGCTTTCTCACCTTGGGCTGATCGTGTTTGCATATCGATCTGCCTTTGTTGAGTCATCGCATTTTCCCTTGCACTAACCTGTTGAACCGTTGCATTGAACTCTGCCTGTTTTTGCGAGATCGTATCTGAGACTTGTCTGGCTTGATCGGGATTCGATTGCCAAAGTGAGTTGAGATCGATCTGGTTTAAATCAGCAAGTTCTTGGCGTATTGCAAGACCTTTTGAATAAATATCTAAAGTGTCACCTTGCAGAGAGAGCAATTTTTCTGCTGATTGTTCTCTTGCCGCAATTTGTTTTCGTGCTTCGGCTATATCTTGCGTCTTCTTAGTGTAATCAGATTGCAACCCTTTGCCGTAGGCTTCAAATTGTTCTGATGTCTCATCGTCTAACGCATCTTTTGGCAATTTAAATTCTTTGCCGCCAAAGTTGTACTCACGAAATTCTTCTGGATCATCATCTGATTCATCGTCAGAGTCACCCTCATAACTTTCGTCAAGGTCTTCTTGCGAATCCTCAACGTCTGTATCAATGGTTTCTGTGCTTTCTTCCTCAGATGCTTCTACTGTCTCAATTCCGTCTGTGGATGTTGAGTCGTTCATAATTAAATTCCTTGTTGTGGAGGCATCCCAACTGCTTGTGGTTGTGCCTGAATTGGTTGACCCGTCATTGGGTCAATTTGTGGTGGAGCTTGAGGTGGGCTTGGTGGCCTTAGTCTTTCGGCAACTTTCTCCGCACCTTCAAAGTCCATGTGTTCTAACAATACATCTCCTATAATTTCTGCTGACCCCGGAATCTGTCGCATGATCTCGATCAGAGTCTCTCTTGTTTCTTCACGCTGAGATTCATAAGTTGGGCCAGCTTTAACTGTTACGTCATATCTGCCGACTGCGAGGTTATACATTTTGTCTTCAATCTCTTGCCCCTCATTAACTTGTGGCTGTGGTTGGCCTTCATTGCCAGCCATAACCATCTGAACTACTTTTTCTTTTTGATCGTTCCCGATAATTCTGAGCGTACTCCTTGCCGTATAAACAGAAGGTATAATCTCCACAAGGCATCTGCCACAGTATTGAATCGCCCTCGACAAATTATCGACAAAGTGAAAATTAGAAACATCAGACTCTTTTTGCCTCGCAAGAATAGCTCTTCCGCTAGTTTCATTCGATCTTGCTCCNAGCCCAGCATCATGTATGCCGATGATAGATTTAATATCGTCTGACGAATTGAGTGCCTCTTGAACTACACCTGCGGGTACGCCAGCAAAACCTTGCCGGGTAGGTGCGCCACCTGCTGAGGCATCGTATTCTAATGTTGAGTAACTTCTTATATTAGCCGTGTCCCAACGCTCTTGATCGTCAGGATGAATAAATCCTTTCGGGCCAACCCACGGGGCTTTAGGAGCGAGTGCCACTAATTCAGTGGAAGCAGACCGCCAGAAGTTAAACATCATCTGCGGGTCTTTAGCATCCGTAATCATGGATCGGAAATGCCGTTGCCCCTGATAAATTATCTCCTCACCCCAAACAGGGCAGACGGGGATTGATTCACCGGGCCACTCATCTTCTTCTAAAACTGCGTTGCCACTCAATACTCTACGCATTACCTTGTGAGTCTTAACAACACGTTCACGCTTAATATTTATGTTCTCAACCAGCATCAACATCCGATGCTCATCAGTTATTGAATCTTCACGGATAACCATCCCGTTACTCAACTCAACCAGCGTTCTCTCTACTGGTTCACGGTAGAAATATTCAACGATATGGACTTGATCTTTAGTTGTCTGGAAATCATTAACAGCCCCTCGGTTATCACCTTCAAACGATACTGGCTCATAGTCAGGCCATCGAGTCTCGAAATCCTCTTCCGTTACAAACTCACTGACAAAAGCATAGTTCCAATCGGAAGCATCAAACTCTGTTGAGTTCACATCCCAATGGACTAGCAAAGGATTGGGGATTCTGTTTACTTTGGCCTCAAGGTCAAAAGATTCAGGACTAGCGTATTCAATGCTGATACGAAAGAAACCAAAGCCACCTGATACGGAATGATCGAGGGCGGTGTCAAAGGCAATGTCAGCGTTAGAGTTTCTCTGGATCGCTCTAACCAATCCATTAATTACCTCTGCCGTTGCCTTGTCTGCACCGTTATCTACGGGGGAAACTATAATGCCGGGTTTGTTCTGCCTTGCATCGTTAACTACTTGCCGAACAAACGCAGGTATTTTGTTGATAGTAAGACAAGGGCGTGACTCTAATAGTCTTTGCCTCTTGATCTCTTCAGGCCATTGCTCTCCTAACCTTCCGAAATTGGTATCCTCTTCATATCTGTCACGATTGAAGTCAGAACCATCTTGAGATTCTTCAAACAATTCTTTAGCCTTAACAAGAATTTCTTCTTCTTTTTTAGAGGCTGTCTTTTTGTTTTTCTTCTCTTCTTTTTCGTTTTCTGTTTTTTCTTCTTTTTCATCCATACTGTAGTAGTCCTTTAAAAGCTATTGGCCTGTAAGCATCCTCACAAGCAACTCCTCCTCTGGCGCATCAAGCGTTTCCCAAGGTGGTTTTGCCTTCCTTTGTTTGGGGGTCAAACCCATCCTTGTTTGTGCGTTACGGGCCTCAGCTTCTCCCGCAAGGAGATAGTAAGAACGTAGTGGGTCTTGTGCGTCTTGTAACGACTGCGAAATATTTTGTTCCATATCCACTAATTGTGCGTGTAAATCATCTTGGGCATAAAGAGGCACATGACTGGTAGCGTCTTTGGTTTCTCTAGGTGGATACTTCCCCATGTTGCTTTTATATATTTTGCGAAAATCTGCCCAGCCTTTTCCCTCTGAGTCACCAAAATGTTTTTTATATTCAATCCATCTTCTTGAACCGACAGCAAACTCCAAATGTTTCATTGCTTCTTTTTGCTTTTTACCACTCATTACAAATGCTTCTGGAGAGCCACCTTTGCCAAATTTTTCACGCCCCTGAATAGCGTGTTGCAACTCATGGAGTGCTGTGCTTTTAGTTCCACTGGCTGTTTTGTCGGGACGCAAGAGCATTTCCCCGTACCTAGTTGAGCCGGGGTCACGCCAAGAACCACCTCCAACATCATAAGGATTACCCATATGATGCAGTTTGGCTCTCTTTAGGCCGGGATACGCCCTATAAAGATCATCGTGCTTAAGATTAGCTCCAACAGTTTCACCACCTAACTTTTGATCTATCTTCGCCCCACTATCATCAATCTCATATTTCCATTTACCATCAATATCGTTGTACCAACCTGTTTCATCCCATATCTGTTTACGGTTCACGCCTTGCCCTGCTAAGTCTTGCGCTTTCTGTAATGCGAGTTTGTTCGCAGTCTTTGAGCCAATACCAGCAAAGATGCCAGCTTGAGGCATAAGGTTCATTACCTGTTCCGCACCCATCAACATATCTGCTTGAGTAGGCTGTGGCACATCGATTGGTAAGTTGCCCAACACGCTTTGCTCTTGAACTTTTGCGGGGTCT